AAGTATGACTCAGACGAGGACTAACGCCTGATATTCCAATGAATGAAAGATTGACCGACATTGTACGCCTCCTCCGGAATGAGGAGGCGTCAAATGCGTTTCTCCGCATGAAGGAACGTCATGGATGGCACAAGGACAGATTGGATACGATGCATGGAACTGCGGAAATCATTCCTCATGGAAAGAATCAGAAAGGCCGCAGAGCAAAGCGATCCCGTTGACACGATCACGGTCGATGTCCCATTGTTCATCCGCCTGCTTGAGTTTGCCCGAGAGGATGCTCGAACCGACATGGAGCTTCATGTCCTGACGGAAAAGGCGATTGCCTTGTCACGCAAGCGGGATGTGCTCACGATGGAAGAATACCACACATTGACGGAGCAACGCAAGTGACATGGTTCTCGGTCTCCATCCATCCTGCGCTCAGGAAATCCGGGGGAACAGGTCACCGCGTGCTGGTCATTTCCGATACCCATGGAAACAAGGACGCCTTTGACAAGACCATCGAACATGCCCAAGAACATGGCGGGTTCCATCGCGTGGTCATTGCCGGTGATATCGGCGGCTACGGAGCGGACACCGATCATATCGTATCCCGCCTGAAGGAGTTCGAGGACCGGGGCATTCCCGTGACGGCGGTCGCGGGAAATCACGAACACGCCATGCTTGACAAGGATCACGTGGTAAATGGCGAAAACCACGGGCCAGTACGCAGCAAGTTCAATCCCAGTGCGGCCAAGGCCGCAAAACGGGCCGGTCGCGCATTGTCTCCCGAAACACGCGACTATCTCGACAAAATGCCGGAAACCGCGACGTTCAAGATGCCCGGTGTTCCCCATGGGTCATTCGCCGTCGCGCACGGCACCGTACATGACCCGATCATGGAGTACTCGGACACGGTGTCTCCTGCCGAGCAATTTGCCGCAATGGAGAAGAAAGGCATCGAGGCCCATCATCTCATTGTCGGCCACACCCACAAGCCACACGTGGAGGTGCTGTCCCCGACTGGTGTCCCTGTTCCAGATGATGATCCCGAATATCACCAGTATCCCGAATACAAGTTTGGCCCTCCGCATCACGAACGAGCCACCTACTCCTCATCGAAACGGGCGTTTCCAGAGGGCGTCCCGTTCCTCTCCACCGTTGATGGCCGAGGCGTGCGGGAAGGCGAACGCATGATCGTCAATCCGGGAAGCGTCGGCCAGCCCCGTGACGGCGATTCTCGTGCATCCTATGCCATCCTGCACTCCTCCGTGCATCCTGAAACCGGACATCATGAACTGGACACGACCTTCCACCGGGTTCCCTATGACATTTCCCATTCACTTGCGAGAATACGGGAATCTGGCCTTCCCGAAGAGAATGGTTTGCGATTAGCAATAGGACGATAAAATGGTATTATTAACAGACCATACAAGAATGGAGAGACAATATAATGAAGAAATCATGGTTTGCACTGAATAACAATACATTTTTTCCGTTTAGCCTTATCAAGGCGGAAGCACCTTCCTTGCCGGATTTATATGCTCAGGCTGAAGAGCGGTACGGCAGTGACAGCAAGCAAGCACGGGCACTTGTCAACAGGATGGAGTACAAGGATCTGGTAGGCGTATTCGGTGCGCAGTCAAAGGAAGCGCGTCACTTTCATCTTCGCAGGGATCCCCGTGCCCTCTATAACACGAATTATAGCGCAAACACAAACGGGTCGGGGACGCATCTCTGGGGAGACGGGGTTCCCAGTGAGGAGGATCAGAAATTCCATCAGGATCCGAAAAATGAGACAAGCAAGACACAGATGGAAAAGCCTGACCCCAAACTCCATGCCGCCATCAGCAGGTACGGACACGAATTGCAGAAATTCCTGCAAGATGGATACAAGGATCTTTCCTATACCGGCAATCAAGGGAAGGATGGGAAGCGAGCAGAGGGAAACAAGGCCCGCAAGGTAGATGACATCATGCGTCCTGTGTACACACAGGAGGACAACGGCAAAGGAGCCGTTGTGGCAAAGGAGGGCCGTCTTCTTCAGGCGCTTCGCGCAGCCAAGGACGCTGCGAAGGAAGCAGGACTTGACTTGCACAAGGACAGGCTGCTGACGCATCCCGCGTACTTCCATGAGATCTTCTCTTCGGGAAGCCAGCACGGAGACGGACACAAAGGCGGCAAGCCAGCCTCCCAGTGGGGAAGCCAGTCAGACGATCCGGATTCGGATTCCTTTGTCAAGGATTTCGTTGCCCATCTTTCCTCGTATACAGACGGGGACATGATACACGGAAAGACTTCGGAAAAGGCGGGAGAAAACGTCCCAGATGCGAAAACCGTTGACAATATCAAGACGGTTAGAGGAAAGCCAGCAAGAAATCTTGGCGGTGAAAAAGAAGTAGGCCCAGATGGGAAACCCTTGCCCGTAGAAGTGGGTGCCACTCGCAAATATGGAGGACAGGGGCACAGGGTAAGCGAGCAGAAAGCAATGATCCCGGTGCGTTCTCCTCTGGGTGGGCCAAATGGGCCACTGAGAAATGCTGCTTCTGTGCGAATTGGCGCGGAAACACCCATGGAGCGAGGGATTATTGGAGTACAGCAAGGAGTAATTCCAGTGAGGGAGAAACCCGCTGGCCCTCCCGGCAGCTATCGCGCTCCCGGAGCTGTGCCCGGTCGAGGAAGGGAATTCGATGAGAGAGCGGCTCGCGATGGAGGCGCTGGAGTTGCCAGACCTTCGGAATTTGGCCCCGGTTTGAGTGAACCAGTTGCTGAGGGCGGCAAAATAGTTCGAAGGGTGGAAGTTTTGCGCCCTAAGCGCTACGAAGGAACGAGCAGAGGATCGGGTGCCGGAGCAAGAAGCCAAGAACCGGAATTGCCCCCGCCCCCGCCTATCGAGGAATCTGTTCGGCAACCACGGCGTAGACGTGACGATTAAATGCCTTCCTCGTCATGGTTCTCGCTAAGTATTCACCCGGCCTTGAGAAAGGCCGGGGATGGGCCGATTCCTGCTGATTGGGTAAGCAATGGTCCACTTACGACAAATTCGCATGGACCGGACGGGTTAACAACAGGCGCTTCCCGTGCATACGTGATGGATTGGAAGCGCCCTGATGGCAGACGTGTTGTTATGAAACATGGAGGCAAGACAACGAGTGAAGCAGAAATTCACAGGGATCTTTCTGACAAAGGCATTGATGCCGTTCCGAGCTATCTCGGACATGGAAAAGACGGAAGTGCTTCATGGTATGCATCAGATAATCTGGAACAAACCGGGTATGTGCCAATTGACAAATGGGCACCGGGGAAAAGCAATGACCAGATTTCCGCAGCCTTTGTGAATGCCAGCAAGGGATTGCAAAGCATTCATGATGCGGGATACCAACATAATGACACAGCAGAAAAACCTGACCATGTCTGGATCAATCCTGAAACAGGACATGTGAAATTCATTGATCTGGGAAATGCAACAAAGATCGGTGACTCCTCCAGCGCATATGGTCCAGACCGAGATTTTCAAGGGCTGGCACAAACATTCAGAAGTTTTACCCGCTCGTCCACAACGCTAAAACCCTTTGAAGGAAGAGAAGGGCTTGATAACGCACTTAGTATTATAGCGGACAAAAGAGGAGATGGATCTTCCCGTGTGGCGCGTGACTTTAAGGGAGAAAAAGATAAAACACTCGCAAGCATTGAGTCTGGGCTTGAAGGCAAGAAAATCTTTAATACTCCTTATGATTACAGCAAACCTGTTGCTTCAACAACCCCTCCAGTGGCGGAAACCGCTACTCCAGTGGCGAAACCTGACGCTCCAGTGGCGAAACCTGACGCTCCAGTGGCGGAAACCGCTCCAGTGGCGGCACCCACTCCTGAAGAAATAGAAGCGAGACGGGTCAGAACGGACGAGATTCGAGACAAACGGATCCTAGGCCCAGAACGAAGACGCGATATGAGGGTGGAAACAACCCCTCCTCCTCCCGGCGGAGTATATATAGATGAACCTCGTGCTCGTCCTGATCCACTTGAACTGCGAAATCGCACCGATGCGCCAGAAACGCCAGAAAGACGAATGTTCACTTCTCGGCAGGAAGTTGGAGCACGCATCAAGTCCGCAGCAAGCAGAGCCGTAGCGGCAGGCACTCAGGGACTGCAGGCAGCTTCAAGCCGACTTGATTCCCTAAGAGGACGCTCAGCCGCACCAGCAGGGGGGGCAGCAGCCACACCAGTGGGAGAATCCGCAGCCGCACCAGCAGCCGCACCAGCAGCCGCACCAGCAGGGGGGACAGCAGCCGCACCAGTAGCCGCACCAGTAGCCGCACCAGTGGGAGAACCCGCAGGCGTAGGGAGAAGGGCATTCCAGTCTGTACAAGATCGTCTTTCCGGACTCATTCGCCGAGGCAAGCCTGCTGCAACTTCATCGTCCACCACTGTTGATAGTACTACCGCGTCTCCTTCTGATGCACCAGCAGCAGGTGCTGCGAAACCTACCGCACCAGTAGGAATAGGTCAAAGAGCACGAAACATGGCTCAATCGACAATAACGAGTCTGCAAGAGCAGTCGAAAAAATTAGAGGGACTTTCAGAACGGGCAAAAACCTCCGTAGGCGGAATGTTCAGTGGCAAGAAGCGTGGCCCCTTGGAGGCTGACGAACGAATCAAGCCGGAAGAACCCGTTGCGCAGCCCGGATCAGGGAAGGGATTGCGTACACCATACAGGCCGGAACCCATTCCAACTCCGGTTACTCCTCAAACCGACAGTACGAAAAGGGGCCAAGGCAAAGCAACAACTCCCGCCGGGTCAGCGCCTGATCCCGAAGCAAGCAAGACCGGAATTGGAGAAGGTTCCGCGAATTACCAGTCTGGCAACGTCTTTGGCGATAACGCAAGCGTCATCGGTCGCATTGGTACCCAGAACAATTATTTGGGAACATCGAATGAAGACAGAAGAACCCGCGGACAAAAGATAAGCGACGCAGCAAAAGATATTCACAATGCGACAAGGATTGATTCGTCTCCTGAGGGGCCGAATCCTTTTGATCGCACCGCATCCCATCTTCAACGCAGCATGGCAAAAAGCCTTTCCTCAAGGAAAAGCACAATGCTATACTTGAAGCGGACAAATACATGAGATTTCTTGATCTTCAACTAACAATTGTGGTGATTATCATTTCAATATGTTTTGCGGCCATTTATTCTTTTCACGACAGCAACAAAATGACCCTTGTCATCCAAGTGGATACGTTGTCCACACAAGTATTTGGGAGTAGTAATCATGCCATGGTTTGAACATTCCTTGTGGCCACATATTATCATGAAGAAAAGCAATCCTTCTGATATGTGGGAAGACATGAACAATTATACGGACAAGTATATCGAAGTCCTGAAGGATAACGAGGACGAGGAGGGCGAAAAGATTCACGATGACCATACTGGCCCCGATGTTCCCAAGTTCGTTGGCAAGTATACCCATGGCATACAGGAGCATGAGAATGAACTGGTCAGTGATACCCGGAATCTTCGGGATCAGGAAAAACGGGAAGCAAAGCGCAATGAGGGCAAGGATGATCCCGACAGTGTATTGCGCCGCGTTGATCAATATGCCAAGAAGGAAATGGCAGTCATTGACCGGAATGAGAAGAAAGAAAAGAATCGCATTCATGCGGATCACAATAGCAAGGGCACCCCACCTTCAATTCATGACCAGAACCATGAGTATGACGATCATACCAAAAAGATGAAGAATGAAATCCGGGAAGTCCAGAAGGAAGAGCGTGAGGACATTCAACGCAAACTGGGCAAATCACGCAGCGAACTCACCCTGCTGGACATCTATGACAATTCGGAATTGTTCAAGTCAAAAAAAAAAGAAATGGCCAAGTTTTGATGTCCAGTCGCATCAGATAGCCAAAAGGGAAGGAGTAAGCGAAAAGGATGCCGATGCCATGCTTGCGTCGCGTGGACGCAATCACGGCACAAGAAAATCCCTCTCTGAGATGTCCTTGGCGGAAATCTATAAGGCAGCGGACGGGCGCAGGCGTCCGGAAATATTGTCAAAAGTCTTCGACCCAAGCATGCTTTCAGCAGTCGCTGATTGGTTGCCCAATGATCCGGACGACTTGGAGAATTTGCAAAATCTGAAGCATGCAGGTTATCATGCCCTCGGTTCAGTAAGTGCAGCATTACAAAACAGAAGGGACTCCGTTAATCAACACAACCACTACGCAGAGATTGCAAGTCATCCGAATAGACGGCCACTTGCGAGAAAGCGCCTGACTCCTGGACATGACTTTGTACAAGGCGCTGTTGACACGGCTCGAAAATGGGCCAAACCCGGATCGATAAGCGAACCTGTTATGGATACAATTACCAATGTTGGACGAAGAATAAGCGGACCTGTTATGGGTGGAATTAACAATTTTAGACAAAGAATAGGATTTTAATTATAATGTACGAATATAGAGTAAGCAGACTGCTTGATGTCATTGATGGGGATACCATTGATGTGCAGATCGACCTTGGATTTGACGTGTCGTTTACCAGTCGTGTGCGGCTGAATGGCATTGACACACCGGAAAGCCGCACAACCGATTTGAATGAGAAGAAGTATGGACTTGAGGCAAAGGAATGGCTCAAACATCGTCTTTCGCTCGCCAAGACCATTGTCATCCGAACGGAAAAGCCTGACTCCAGCGAGAAATACGGCCGGATATTGGGAACATTGTTCATTGACGGGGAAACCGTTTCGATCAACGATCAGTTAGTCAAGGGCGGATATGCATGGGCATATGACGGCGGAACCAAGCACAAGGACTTCGCCGTGCTTGACAAACTGAGAACTCCTGCGCACTGACGATTGCTCTGGTATACTGTCCCGGAGCGGGGGAAAAAGATGATCATCGCAATCGTTGCTTGCGCAAAACGGGCGAGCGGGGTACTGGTTATTGGCAAGAATGAGACCCTTCCTTGGCATCTGCCGCAAGATCTCCAGTGGTTTCGCAAGCATACGCTCGGCAAGACCATCATGATGGGCAGGAAGACCTTTGAGAACCTTCCTGTCCAGCCGCTACCCGGCCGGAACACCATCGTGGTGACCACGCAGCCGGACTGGACGTATCCGGGCGTCGAAGTGTGTCATGAACCCATGAGGGCCACGGAGAAATATCTTTTCGGCCCTGATGACCTGTATGTAGCAGGGGGAGGCATGATCTACAGGCGCATGCTTCCTTGGACGCAGAAGATCATCATGACCGTGATTGATCACGAGGTCGAGGGTGATACGATCTTTCCCTTGGATCATCAGGATATTTCGAAGTATTTTACGGAAAAGGAATTCAGCGATCACCAGACTGACGTTGATCCAGAAAAATGGAACGGCAAGTCTACGGTTTCTTGGCGACATAGCCTGTTTGTACGGACACCATAAGGTATACTAAGGGGTGCTGGATCATGAGACTTGATGAATATATTGAAAAAGATGTCAATCCATTTCTACACGTCGAGAATATTATATTTGACGTTGCAGAGTCAATGTGTAGAGAATCTCCTTCCTATAACACTGATGTTCTTCTTATCGAAGATGTCGCCCAGTCGATTTCCCATCTCCTGATTGAATCCAATGGGTTTGAGACACTTCCGTCAGATGACGAGATCAAGGCTTTTGCCAAGAACTTCTGGACGGAAATAGTCTCGATGTCCAAAACAAGCCCTTGGTGGACACGTGATAGCGCAACTACATAATCATAGTCATTATTCCATCCTTGATGGACGCTCCCGCATTTCCGAACTGCTCAGCCGCGCAACCGAACTCAAACAGAAATCCATTGCCTTGACTGACCACGGGGTCATGTATGGTTCCATGGAGTTCTATCGTTCAGCGAAGTCCGCCGGTATCAAGCCAATCGTAGGCGTCGAGGCATACATGGCACAGGCAAGCCGGTTGCGCAAGGACGCAACGCTTGACCGAGGTGGTTCCAGTTATCATATCACGCTTCTCTCGATGAATGAACGTGGGTATCGCAACCTCCTGAAGTTGACTAGCAAGGCCCATGTGGAAGGGTTCTATTACAAGCCACGCATGGATTTTGATCTCTTGGCGGAATTTTCCGAAGGACTCTTTGTCCTGTCAGGGTGCATGTCCGGCGAGGTTTCGACCAAGTTCCTTGACAATGACCTTGCTGGTGCCCGTGCAGCCATCGAGAAGTACCGTGATGTCTTCGGGCCTGAACGCTATGCCATCGAAGTGCATCATCATGGACATGAGAAGCAGAAAGCCCTCAATCCGTGGCTCATCGAGATGGCCAAGAAGTACGGACTTCGCGTGGTTGGCGCATGCGACAGCCACTATGCACGTCCTGAGGATGCTGCTTCACACGACGCCATGCTGGCAATCCAGACCGGATCAACACTCAATGATCCGACGAGGTTCCGTATCGAGCCATATGGACAATATTACCTGAAATCCGAAGAGGAGATGCTTCGTGATTTTTCCGGATGCGAGGAGGCCGTTTCAAACACCTTGTGGGTTGCAGACAAATGCAATCTGGAACTTGATTTCTCGCAAGTAATGCTTCCCGAATTCTCCGTACCGGAAAACGAAACCTCTGCCACGTGGCTTCGCAAGCAAGTCTTCGATGGTCTTGCATGGCGATATGGATCGGTTGGCACCACGCACAAGGAACGTGCCGAATACGAGTTATCCATCATCGAGAAGACCGGCTATGCCCGATATTTCCTGATTGTTCAGGATTACGTGCAGTATGCTCGTTCCCAAGGAGTGATGGCAGTTCCCAGAGGATCAGTTGCCGGAAGCCTGTGCGTCTATGCCCTTGGAATATGTGACATCGATCCTGTCAAATATGACATCATGTTCGAACGGTTCCTGCATGCAGATCGCAAGGGCATGCCAGACGTTGACATGGACTTCGCCGATGATCGACGCGACGATGTCATTGCGTATGTCACACAGAAGTATGGACCAGACAGGGTCGCGCACATTGGCATGTTCCAGACAATGGGAGCGAGGGCCGCAGTCAAGGACGTGGCGCGGGTCATGAGTGTCGATTACGGGGAAAGCAATCGGTTCACGGCGCTGTTCCCGGAGAAACCCGACACCACACTGGCTCAGGTCGAGGCAGAACCCCGCATTCAGGAGGCACTGGCAATCAATCCGCAACTCAGGATTGTCCTTGCCCTTGCAAAGGAACTGGAAGGACTGACCCGCGGGTTTGGCACGCATGCAGCCGGAATGCTCATCACCGCAACGGATTTGCAAGATGTCGTGCCGGTACAACTCCCTCCCGAGAAGGGATCACGCAAGAACTCCCAGACCGTGGTGACGCAGTATGACAATAATAATGCAACCACGATCATCGAGAGCCTTGGTCTTTCAAAATTTGACTTTCTTGGACTGGCAAACCTGACGATCATCAAGAGTGCTTGCGAATTGATCAAGAAGCGCCACGGAATAGACATCTACGGGCAAAGCGGGGAGAAACTCTACTCTGACCTGCCTATTGAGTACTCGGACAGTCGCGCAAGGAAGACATTCGATCTGCTCGCATCCGGGGAAACCACTGCAGTCTTCCAAGTCGAGTCGCAAGGCATGCGACGCGCCTTGCGGATGGTCAAGCCAACCCGCATCACTGATCTTCCGGCAATCGTTGCGCTCTATCGTCCGGGGCCAATGGAAAACATTCCTGTGTTCGCCTCCGCCAAGAACAATGCGACTGCTATATTCTATCTGCATCCTGATCTGGAGCCATTCCTCAAGGAAACCTACGGGGTCATCACCTATCAGGATCAGGTGCTATCCATAGCCCGTGGCATCGCCGGATTTACGTGGGCGGAGGTTGACGTTCTCCGGAAAGGAATGGGCAAGAAACTTTCCAGTGTGATTGACGAACAGAAGAAGAAGTTTGTTTCCCAAAGCGTCAGTCGTGGATATGAGGAAGATATCATCCTTGAACTGTGGGAAACGATTGCGCCGTTTGCTGGATATGGGTTCAACAAGGCTCACGCTTTCTGTTACGGGTACGTTGCCTATATCACCGCGTACCTGAAGGTGAATTATCCCGTCGAATACATGTCTGCGGTTCTTGCGCAAGAGGCTGGAAACCAGATAAAAATGGCCGAAGCCATTCTGGAGTGCAATCGTCTGGGTGTTGCAGTCATTCCGCCAAACGTCAATTTTTCCGATATCGGGTTTTCGATTGTTTCACGAGACGGACGTGACTGCATTGTCTTTGGTCTTTCAGCAATTGCCGGAATGGGAAATTCCGCGTGTCGTACCATCATCCTGACACGGCAAACCAAGGGCGACTACACATCATTTTTTCAATTTCTTTCATCACTTGACCTTGATGCGATCAATCAGCGAGGGATTACCGGATTGATCAAGTCCGGTTCACTGGATCAATTCGGGGAGCGCAATCAGTTATTGACAGCCATGCCTGAGATGCTCGACCCGGCGAGGAAGCAATTCAAGTTAGGGAAGGCCGGACAGTTGAATTTTCTCGCAGAAGCGGTTCTTGAGCAGACAAGACCCGAGTTGCCTGTTGTTGTCCCTTTTACCAGATGGAAAAAGCTGGAAAATGAGAAAGAGGTATTGGGAATGTATCTTACAGAACGTCCACTCGATGATGTCAAGCGATATGTGCAGAAATACTGCACGCACACGTCATCAACTCTTCTGGAAAGCGAAGGCCAGCAATGCATCGTTGGAGGCCTTATCACCAAGGTACGTCAGCATTCACAGAAGAATGGCCAACAGATGGCTTTTGCCACCATCGAGGATGATTTCGGCACAATGGAAGTCGTTGTTTTTTCCCGCATCTACACCCAGATATCGTCATTGCTCGTTACTGATGCACGGGTTCTGGCAATTGGAAAGATCAATATCCGTGACGACAAGCCCTCCATCATCATTGACGATCTTGTGCAGATCAATCCATCTGCGCCAATCGGGGATGAGAAGGAGGATGTTTTTGATACCGTCACGTGGAACTTGCCTTCACATAAGAAACTGCCGCGTATAGTCAAACTCTGGCAGTTGTTCCAAGCAACAGACACGGACGGAGAGGTGGTTGCCGTTCGTGCAAATATCCGTTCTCCCAAGGGAGACATTGACATCATGATCAATGTGTCGGAAACTCAACTTGATGCGGTACGAAAGATCATGTCTGCATAAGATCGAGCTCCCACCATCCATATTCGATCTCTCCAGACGCCGTGTTGTCCTTCTTTCCAAACCAGCACATGGGAGGAGACAGGTCATTCAGGGTGTCAAGAATTTTTGGGAGCCACAAATCCTCAGCAATTTCATGCCACTGCCGAAGCGCAAATGTCAAGATGACTTCCTCCACGTCATGATCGTGCATTTTTCGGGTTGAGGTATCAATTCTTTTCTGTCTCGTTATCATTTCGTAATAAACGGCAATGAATTGTCTCAGTTCTTCGCAGATCTTTTCATTTCGTTCACCTTTCTTCATGAAAGGCAAGGACAAATCCATCTTGATGATGATGCGATCCTTTTCCCGGAAAAGGATCGCATCTTTTTGTGGCCCGCTTGCATTCTTTTTCAATTTATCTCCCTCTGTTTACTTCCTTTAATGCTTGCTGTGCTTCTTGTTCCACGGCCTGCTGATCTTCGGGAGACAGTTGCGGCGGGGCACCAGCAGGCCCGGCACCCGGAGGAGGCGCTTCTCCTTGCGGCGGGGCACCAGCAGGCGGGGCACCCGGAGGAGGTGCTTCTCCCTGTGGTGGGGCACCAGCAGGCGGGGCACCCTGCGGCGGAGCACCCTGCGGTGGGCCACCCTGCGGTGCGGCACCCGGAGGAGGTGCTTGTCCATTTATATCCTGCGGAGTTGCGCCGGGGCCAAAGTCACCGTTCTCGTATTTTTCGGCGGCTTCCTTCTCTGCTTTTTCCTGCTTGAGCATCTGCACCCACTGAAGCCACAACCCATCGCCAATGACTTCGCCACCTTCATCTTCCGTAAGTTGAGGAAGATTGCGACGTGCGCGAATTTCGTTCTTGGTGCTCCACGTTGCTTCAACTTGAAGATTCTGCAACACAATCTGCTCGTTCTGCTCATGAAGTCCGTCAAAGATCATTACCAGATCATCGTAATACGGATGAATAAGGGTTCTGGTCAGCCAGTCTGCATTGCTTTCAAGGATCGAGTACAAGCCTTCCTCGTTGATTGTCTGCGACACTTCACTGGTGGCATTGCCTGTTCCCATGATCATGCTTTCCGGGCCGCGGTCACTCAAATTGAGACGTGACGGATGCATTCCGAAAAACGAACACTTGATCGAAGTCATGAGACGGAAGAATTGTTCAAACTGCATGTCGCTCGGCGTATTCACAAGGTCGAGAACCTGCGCCTTCATATCGGCAGGGCCGGGAAGAACAGGCATCTTGCTGCGAGGAGTATTCGCTCCACCCTGCCCAAGAATTTGCCGTTCAAAAGCACTTAGTCCCTCAGCGGAGTAATCCCCGGAAAGCACAAGCATTCGGGAAGGAAATCCCGGCCGGAACATGTCCTTGTTGAAATTGAACATATTCAACAGAAGGGATGTGGCTTGCAGCGACTGCTCAAGCAGGCTGGTTCCAAATCCCCACCGGTTCAGCTCTCCCGATGGATTTGTCCACTCTACATCAATCTCATCATCTTTCCATGCAGCAACAACTTGTCCGTCAACTTCCTGTACATATGCCGCATCACTGATGTCAATTGATGTGCCAGCTTTCTTGCTGAACTGCTCTGACAAGATCATTCTGGCTACCCGCTCGTTGCTAATTCCCTTTTGTGCCATCCATGGCATGATGACATACAGCACGGGAAGGATGGTGTCACCCGGAAGGAGATAGAACTCCGATGGACGACCCCTGTGATCGCGCGTAAGAACCATCGCCCTGCGATCAAGGATCAATTCCTCCTGTACCGCAACGGTCAAAAAATCCCGGAATGTCTTGTGATAAACTTTCATGGGACGATCCAGCAGTCCTTCAACCTCACGGCATCGTCGCTGGATATTTTCGTCATGCGAATCAAAATTCGGATCATCAAATCGACGATGAACCACTCTCCATCCGCGCTGCTTGCCGGGAACCACGATCCTGCGTGAAATGCCTTTTATATCCTCAACCCGTCGGGAGATGATTGCCCGGTCGATAAGGCTTTCCCGTGCCACTTGACGAAGCATTCCGAACGGAGGAGTATCCAGTGGCTTTCGTAATGTTCCGCTTAACGAGCCAAGGTTGTTTACCGTAGGACCATAGTTCGAGAACCATTGTCCGCGGGTACGGACTTCCTCTATTTTCATTTTCTCAACGTTGGATTTGCTGAAAAATTCTTCCGGCTTCAATTCCTTGGTTGTCGGAGTGCTGATTGGTTGCCCAAACATGTCTACTAACATTTACGTATCCTTTGATCAATTATACCAAGAGAATTTCATCGAATAGCCTTTTGCCGGTTCGTGCTGTTTCCACAGCCATTTCCAATGCATCCAGAATGTCGTCGTATTGCGATCTTGGATAAGTCATTAATTGTTCGTACATTTTCCAGAACTCGGGATGAACAATGGCCATTCTGGTCTCGTCATAATTATATCCTTCGTCAGTTCTCGGTTCGTTCGTCAATTCATCACGCTTGATTTCTGACTCCGTGCATTTGCGTAAGAAAATTCGCGATTGTTCAAAAAAAGGAGCAAGTCCTTCTATCCTGTTTTGCTTCTTCTTTCTTGATATGTGCCGTATTTCCCGGATTGGCAGCAACGCCTTTCTTAACACCTGCTGAATAAGAACGTGCTGAAACCCATTTCCTTCAATTCCGTTCATTTGTATGGAGTACGACTGGTTTTGCTGAATGACCCTGTTTACCTGATTGGCAACATCGAGGCGTTCGTTTACAATGTCAAACACCACGATTTCATTATCTGGTGTTCGTCCAATCATTATCAATGCAAAGTAGTCTGATTGGTCATCTTTTCCAACTGTCCAGTCAACTCCGGTATAAAAAACCAATGGTTTTCCTCTGAAATACCATTTTCTGGACTGCATCCTGTAACCGATATCATTTGCATCATACCATTGGATCCAAGAACTTCGAAACGTCCGCGTTGTGTCATCGCGAGGATCATTCATGTACTCTTTTTGAAATGCCAGTACATTTTTTGATTTCAACGCAGCCAATCGCTCCAAGGAGAATCTTTCTGGCCATAACGGCACTTGCACCTTTACGCCATCCAAGTCTTCCTTTGTGGTGATTGCCTGATATCGTTTTGTCATGTAAAGATCAGATCTGTTCAACATGGTATTGAGCAACGACCCGTAATGCAGCACCGTGCCCACCAGAATGATCTGACCAACAGGAGGAGGCTCGATCATCGGTTCCACCGCACTATCCCACCAATTTGCCAATTTCTCTCGCTGAACTGATGTGTCAACCAATTCGTCGTTCTCCAAGTCATCAGCAATAACCAGATCCGGACGCCGAAAACCAAACCTGAGACCACGAAGAGGGTTGTTAGCCATTCTCGCCAGTACTTTTGCACGATCTTCAAGTTCGCCACTCCATCGGTTGTTTTGCGAATCCCATTTCTTGAACCCTATGACAAACTCCTCGTCTGTCCATTTCTCTTTCTCGCCCTTGGCTGCGCCGGTCAAGGATTCCCATTCTCGGCCAAGAATGATTCCCCAGTCATTGCATAGCCGCTCGTTGGATTCAAACTCTTCCTTGATATTTCTTGTATGACCGACAGAAATGCGGGAAATATCCGAAATGATCACCGTAAAGAATTTTCTTTGCGTCACTAGCGACCAAATGACATACAAGAATGTAATCAAGGTCGATTTTGAGTGATTACGCGGAGCTGCCAACACCAACGTGTTCAGCATCTCCTTTCCTTCCCATTCCTTAGGGTTCTTGTGCGTTGCCATATCCATGATTTCCTGATGGAAATCGGGGGATTTCTGAAACCAGTACTTCGGAAAATAAATACGCCCGAATTCAAATGGATCATCAATCGTTCTGGTAATCCTCCATTTGCGCAGGCCGTCTTCAATTGCAACCGGAGCAGGAATTGAACGCATCAAAGTGGGCGAAGAGGAAGTCATTATCGCTCACTTATGATCATGGGCATGTCAATTTCGTCCAGACCCAGCCGGTTCTTCAGCTTGAGTTGACGTTGCCCTTCTGAATCCAATTTCAAATCCTCATATAGTCCAGAGCGTTCGCACTCTATGTATAGATCACGGATGGTCAAAGCCAATCGTCGTGTATGCTCTGTGTCGCTTTCGCCAACCTTCTTGTCCCATACTGCCGCAAGTTTCGCTTGCGGCGAGTTAGATGGGAACATCGAACCCATTGCAACGTTACTTGTGTTTACCGAGACACTGACACCTCCCGGCGTCCCTTCAACCGGGTTCAATCCCGTGACGCTTGATAACATCCGGTCGAGCAATCCGCCTAGTTTGGCAATTGACTCCGGGCTTGCATCATCCCTGAGATTGGAAATGGCTTTTACCAGCCAATTCAATCCATCAATCCCCGCTTGTCGACGCTTGAGCATCTGCCAGTCACGCAAGCGATCCTCTTCCAGAGCAATCTTCTCCTGCACTTTCTGTGATTGCTCAGCGCGATAGGCATCTCTGGAGTCTGGCCAGCGACCTTTCCTCCCATTCAGACGAACCAGACTGAATGCGACATTGGTTTCTCTGGCAATTCGCTCGTATGTCCAGCCAGCATAAACATACAAGAGCTTTACCAAGTGCCAGTCAATGTCAGGCTTTCCCTTCTCGTGTCCCTTGCGAACGGCCAAGGCAACTTGCAGTGCTGCTTCCTCTGCGGTCAGCGGAGATTCCCCCGGTGTTCCGTCCATCATGTCCGTATAGATCGATC